TCTTTGTTGCGTGAGACATAGGCTGATTCCCATTTGTTATTGCCAAATATTACTGAGAGGTAAGCACCGTCTGCATCTGCTAGTTCTATGTACAGTTGCAACTGTGGCATGTAATACTCTATTACTTTGTCTAAAGTATTGTAAGCATTGGTATGCTTGGCCTCTACTATTTGCAGTTTAGCATCTGCTGACTCACAGATAGCATCTACTGTACCTTTAGCTGGCACTGTACCAATCAACCTTTCGTAAGGCTGCTGGAATCCTGTAAGCGTAGTTCTGTACTCATCGGCAAACCAATTTAAATTAAACTCTTCAGTGTGGTTGCCCATCTGTACTGCGATGTTGCGTGACAAATCTTCTGGCTCTACAAGGCCAAGTTTGATTTGATATAACTCTAGCCAGTTCCCCTGCATTATTTTTACGCAGTCAGAACCGCCTATGAAACCTTTACGTTCCATGACTTTCTCCTGTTATTATAGATACATAGCTACTGCATATGTGCAGCTACATCAATCCAATGTGACGTAACGTCACTTGTATTTGTCGAAGTCTTCTTCTGTGACGTTGCCGTATTGAAGCAATCTTTTCTTAAGCTTGCCTGATAGATAGTTCTGGCCTATCGCTTCGCCATTGCGAATACGATCACCCATAACTTTATCTGTGTCTAACACGTAGTTAGATTTCTTGTACTCTCGAGCATGCACAGGGGAGCTTGCTGCTTTGGCAACGTGAGCGTCCCATACTGTGCTGCTTGCGGCTGCGCCAATAGTTTTAGGCTTACGCATGTTAACCTCGCGTCAATGAAGTGTTGTAATATTCTGCTATACGTGCGCCTGATTCTGTTTCAATCATAACTTTATCTACAGTATAGCCTTCTTGTTTTAGTTCGCTGATTCTTGATGCAAGTCGAAAGCATTTGAATTTGTCGAGAGCATCTAAAGCTGTAAGTCTGTAACCTTTATTAAGATATTCTTTGATTTGATTTGTTTGGGTACTCATTAGTCTTCTCCTGTGTTTAATATTCTTTACGGAAACCGTACTCTGCAATGAGGGCAGACTCTGCTCTGCCATCATCTTTAACACGCTTGAATAAGTCAGCGTATTTTGGAAACAAAGAAGCAGCTTTCTCTCTGCTCTCTCCTTTGTTTTTTGTAAGCCCAAAATGTTTTTTCCACACTGCTGGGCTAACATAATTTAAGGGTAGACCTGCGGCCTCGATACCCATTTCTAATTGACCATAACCTTGACCAAATCTAAACGTGCTAGACACACCTTGATTTGGCATGGCTGATACTCTTTCGAGATAAACAATAGGTCTTTCAAGCAAACGTCTGGTTGTTAGTATTTGTAATAATTTAGGTAGATCAATTAAAGTTTTCTTTTTATTTTTAAATGTAGGCATATCGTAACACTCAATGACTTTGTCAGAAGGCCAGTACTTAGTGATAGCACCTGTGAACCCAGCATCTATTCCATATATAATCATATTATATCCCATGCTTTATTTATTGCAGCTTTAGATTGCTTGCGTTTATATTGTTTTGGTTTTGTTGGCTGGATACTACGTGTGTATCCTTTGTTATCTACTGCTTGCTGCCATCTGTCTTGCTCGTAGCAAGTTAAACAGACAAACCAATGAGGTTGGGTTGAGCTGTTATTGTTTTTAAGTATAGCTACATAATAATTTGTAGGTTCTCTGCATGCTATACAGGTAATAGGTTTACCTTTGTGTGACCGTGAGTTCATATCCTAATGCCTCCAACCAGCAGAACAATAGAAAGCCTGATGGTATTCTTTTGTGGGTTTCCCACTTGTGAACAATAGACACAGTGCAACCTATCTTATGAGCCAGTGCTTCTTGACTTAAGCCTTGGGTAAACCTTGCGTCTATTAGCTTTTGTACCATGACCTCGTAATCTTTTGGGATCGTCAATGGCTTGCTGAAGTAAGTGTAATCGTTCAAGGACATGATGCACCTTTAGGGCTGTTTCATATCGCATATCTTTATTACCTTTCATTGTTCTGTAGTAAGTAGAAGAAGGTATATATGCCTGTTCAAAAGCTTTAATTAAAGGTATCTTATATTCCTTAGACAGCTCTTGCAGTTGTTTTAAATATGATTTCATGCTGCACTAATGCAGCAATCTAATCATCTATGTCAACAATTAGGTGGCTTGGCAGCCACCCATAACCTGCACATTCTGTACACTCAGCATTCTTAGTGTCTATGTAACCTATGTCTCTTCCAATATTATGAGGCACAGTTACTTCCCAAGTTATGTAGCCGTTGCCGTCACACTTGGAGCAATCAACACTAGCCATTAGTATGGGATCTCATCGTTGATCTCCTCTGGTATTTGGGCTGCTCTTTCCCAAGCAGCCGTACCAAGAGCAACAAAACGCTTGCGATTAAACCTTGGATTAAGTTTCTCAAGCTGATCAGCTACTTTCTCTAGCTGTTGAGGCCAAGGCATATACTCACCAATTATATCAGCAAGGTTATCTGTTGTGACTACTGTTTGTATCATAGAACTACCTCCGTGTTCATTGTTTTCCATAGATTGTGATTCATAGCAGAGCTAATCATAGCTTCACGATTGTATCTTGCTACCTCTGGCGAACGTAGATCCTCTGTGTGTGTGGCCCATGATGTAAGGCAGTTGTATAAAGCCCACTTGTTGTGGCCTAGCGTTGCGCTTTCTTCTTGCCAACCTGAGATAAGATTCTCGAGTTGTTTTTCGTTGGTCTTGGTGACCTGCTTTTGCTTGGTTGTTACCTTGCATATTGTTGAACGAAAGAACTGCTCTACTTGGTCGCTGTTAATGCGTACCTTCATAAAGCCCTGCCATTCTTCTGCTTTAGTCATAAACATTTCTGCACCTGTGATAATCTTAGCTGCGCTGCCGTCTACATTAATTGAAGTTGTATGCTTGAGGCGAGACATAGCTACTGTATCTGGGCTTGTGCAGCCATTTTTACACCATAATCTAAGGCCGTCAGCACGTTGACCAAGAGGCCATGAGCCATCGTAGCTGTTGTAAAAGCCAACTCTGAATTGAACATAGTCACCAACTGCTGGCTCTTGTACAAGATCTTTAAATAAGATTTGTCCTCGAAGCTTGCGGCCACCTTCTACTACGTCTACTTTTAAATCGTAATCTGAAGATAAGTTAGATGCTTTGACGCTATCTAAAATAGAGTTAACTACATCGTCATGGGGTACAGCTTTATAGCGTGAGCCATGCAAGCCCATCGACCTGCCTGTGTCTGTACGTATGATGCACTGGTGGTCTGGTATGACCTCGCCATCCTGTGTAAAGACAGGCTGCGATTCGATAGGGAAATTGTAATCATTTGATTGGAAGTCTAGCATTAGTTCTCTCCTTGTAATGCTTTTGGTATTTCTATTTTTAAATTTAAATCTTCTTTGTGATCTGCAAATGCAATGATAGTAAAGCTAGTACCATCATTCATTTCAAATCGTATGCGTCTGCTATTCCATAGATTATTATGTTCTAATCCATGATCGCTTGAGTTAGTTAATTTTGGTTCTATGGATGTAACGCCATGCAAGATTAATTCTTTGATAGCCATGTTCTCTCCTGTTTTTGTTAATCAAACTTTATTTAAAGTGTTATTGCAATGGGTGTGACGCAGCGTCATGGATTAAGTTACGTTACGTCACATTAAAAGTTACGTTGCGTCACGAATGACCTCGATTGCTTCTTGTATCCCAGCAGCGTTGCCTTGTTTGTATGCAACTGTTAAAGCAATTATCATTTCACTATGCTGTGAAGGTACGAGCATAAACGATAGCTCACTAAGTATTTTCTCTGCCATATCTATAAGCATTTGAGAATTGTATTTTATTTCTTTTTCCATTTTGATTTCCTTTTTGGTTTCGTTTTGATTAGCCAATATATCCGACAACAAGTAAGCCAGCTACAGTAGCGCATACTGCAAAGTATATGATTGCGATCCAGTGGTCTTCGTTCATGACAACCTCCTTAGTTAAAGAAAGAGCAGAAGCTCCTTGTTAAACTAACAAGTAGAAAGGGGAGCCGAAGCTCCCCGAGGTAGCTTACGCTACCATCTTTCTGAGTGCGCTGAAGTTAGCTGCTTTGGCGTTTGTGCTTGGCTTCTTCTTGGGTGTCCAAGCTTCTCCACCTGTGATGACTGTGTAGACCTGACAGTCTGCATCATGTCGAGCTTGCAGTTCTTCAAGCTCTGGCATCAGGGTGTTGATCCAACGCTCTGTGCGTTCCATAGAGTAGCTGTTCTTTTGATCAACAGCTATGTCATATTCTGCGAGTGAATCAGCAAGCTGCTTCTTCTTGAACATCAAGCTGTTGTTCGATGTGTAACAAGCGTCACGAGCTAAACCTCGTAGGAAGTTGTCGTTAACGATTGGACCGTCAACTGACGGTTTGTCTGTAGTATGATAGTTGATTACTTCCAACTTCATCTTTGCAAGTTTACTTATCGTTGTCATCTCTAGGACTCCTTATCAAATCGAGGGAACCGCCCTCTCGGTGAAGGCCAGTAGCACCCCAGCCAATCGCCACTTGGCGGCTTGAAGTTAGCAAGGAACAACGGCCACTTGGCCGCCTTGCGAACTTTTGGATGCGGGTGATATGCAGACAAGACGAGTGGGTGGTTCGCTTGATCAAGGAGTCATAGAGCATGACGTAAGTAAACGCAGCTAAGTGAAGTTGGCAGTAATCTGGTGTAGTATGGTTATAGTATGTCAAGAGTCTGAAGAGGTACT